TACTTTTTGTCTTATATTCTTTTTGAGATATCATACGTGAAAATCCTTTAACTTTGTCAAAGGTTATGACACTTTCAAATTTGTCATGTAGATCAGATTTATGGGATATGACAAAAATGTTAGCACCCTTTATTATATATCTAATAATCTTAAGAAATTCTTCTGTACCAAATCCATCAAGAGAACTATCAAATACCTCATCCATAATCAACAAATTAGTATTGACAGAATTTTTAACTCTTGCAACTTCTCTCCATGTGAAGAGTAAGGCTAAATCAATTCTCATCTTCTCACCTTCACTGAATGATGAATATGAGAAGTCTTCGTGAATCGGTGATTTTACCGTTTCATTAAACTCTTCATCCAATGTAAAATTGATATAGAAATCCATCAACTGCAGATAACGATTTACCTGTTGGTTGATAAATGGAAGATACTTCTTAATTATTTTTGTCTTTACTCCATCATCCCTTAACAGTGAATAGGCAAAATCGTAATGATTAATCTCTTCCCTTCTGTCTGCTAAGTCTTCAATTGTTTTTTGGAGGTTCTCTTTAAACTCTGCTAACTTCTCATGCTCAGTATTTCTGTTCTTAATTCGTTCGGTAATAGTTTGAACTTCATCTTCAAGTTCTCCGATTTGTCGCTGACTGAGACTAATCCGAGTATTGTTTTGAGAAATGTCATGGTTGAGTTTAGTAATCTCCTTAGATAGTTGGGTGAAGTGACGTTCTCTCTCCGTTTCTAACTTTATAGTCTCTTCCAGATCTTTAAAACCCTTCTTGAGCTCCTTTGCTTTATCTTGAACGTCGGCAATTCTATTTACACGAAACTCTTCTTCTATATTCTGAGTACAAGTAGGACATACCGTATTCTCTGTGAAAAACTTATGTTCTTTAGTAATAGTTGCTACTTTTTGAGTAATTTGTCCCTTAAGTGTGTTTAGTTTCTTTAACTTATCTTTTGCACCAGTTACATCTTCTTGCTCTTTTGTTAAATCAACAACATCATCTGATATTAATTCATTTTCATGAACATAATCTTCTGCCTCACACATAAGAGTATCAATCTTTTCTCTCTTTTCTTCTATTCTCTGCTTACCTTGAGTCTCTAATTCTTCTATAAAGTTCTTTTGCATTTCAACTTTATCTTTAATATTATCTTTACTCAACTCCAAAGTTTTTATTTCATCCTTTTGTTCTCTAATCTTTGTCTTCATAAGAGTATTCATAGCAGAAAAGATACGAATATCTAAAAGATCTTCAATCACATCTCTACGATTAGCACCAGTTAATTGCATAAAAGGTACAAAAGTACTACTACCCAAAATCACTATCTGAGTAAATGATTTATAATTTACTTTAAGAATATTTTCTTCAAGCATCTTCTGCATGACACGATCATCTGCTTCCTTATGCATAGGATCACCATCAACAATAATCTCAAACTTATTTGGTTTTATACCTCTCCTAACTAAGTATTGCTTAGTATTAATTTCAAACTCTACTTCTACAAGACAATCCTTCTCATTCGTACTGTTTGCCAACTGTCCCTTATTAATCTTACGAAAAGGTTTATTGAACAAACTAAAAGTCAAAGCATCAAGAACTGTTGATTTTCCAGTTCCATTAGTACCCACAATTAGATTTGTAGCATTTTCACGAAAATCAATTTCAGTAAAACGATCACCTGTAGATAGAAGATTCTTCCATCTAATTTTTTTAAATATTATCATTCAGATTTTGGAGGGATAACAATGTCATTGGGAGTTACTACAGCATATTTGTAATTATACCTCTTACATGTCATAATTGCAACATTATCGTCAACTTCAATAACATCCATTTTACTATCTTCCTGATCCTCCATCATCATAGCATATCTATTAGCATCATCTTCTTTTTGAAACATAAAGAGAACTTTTTCACCATACTTATTATGAACAGCATAAGCACCTTCTTCTCTATTGTTTTTATCTGATCTTAAAGTGAGTAACCACATTAGTCAACCTCACAAGCCTCGGCATAAAGTTTTTGTAAAATACCCTTAATTATATTCTTATCACATTCAAAATCAGAATCATCAATATATCGATTCAAAAATGATAATGTATTTTCATCTTCTTCTGCTACAAAATCTTCACTTTCCTGAAGAACATAATTTTCTATGATTTTTAGTTCCTGTATTCCAGTAGAGTATAACTTATCTATAAATTTTTCAAATAGTTTTTGATTTGTTTTCTTCTTTACTATGAGTTTAATAATTTTATTCTTTAATTCTTTAGTATTAAATAGCTTATAATTATGATCTTCATAATAAATTTTATAGAATAACCTATATGGATTATTAACATGAAAATGATCTAAGGTTTCTGTATCAAATATCGTAAATCCTCTAGTATCATTTACATCATTCCAAAACATCTCATAAGGATTACCAAGGTAATAGATATTCCCATTATTAGATCTTGTATGATAATGACCAGAATAAACCTTTTTAAATTTCTTAAACGGAGTCGTATCCATACCATGATCCATTACATGACCAGCAGTAGCAACAAATCCATTCAATTCAAGATGCCCCATAGCAACAGGTGCTTGTGATTTCTTAATGAGACCAAGACTCATCTCTCTGTTCTCCTCATTAATCCAAGGCACAAGAAGAATATTACATCCACCCACTTCAATAGAAGTTGTTTCTGCATAAGTTATTACATTATCATATTCCTTTAATAACAAATCTATAGTATTAACTTCATTTGTATCTTTATAATAAGCAGTATGATTTCCAACAACACTATGAAGTGTGATTCCCATTTCTTGGAGCCTATCAAAGTAAGTCTCCTTTGCCCAATCAATAGACCATAAATCTACAGATCTACGATTATCGAAGGTATCACCCATATCGATAACAGTATCAATTTTGTGTTCTTCCAAATACGGGAAAAAGACATTATCGTAAAACTTTTTGAAATAAGCATGAAAGTCTTTAGATCCTTTCCTAGCACCAAAGTGCTGATCCGTTATTATCGCTATTTTCATCTATTACCAGACTTATACTGAATATTATCCTTAATAGTATTATAATCAGAACTTGCTGAAGTTAAAGCTCCATCATCTACTACCATAACCTCATCATATCCAGTCTTCTCAATTATCTTTGTCTTAATTTCTAATTGCTTCTTCTCTTTCTGAATCCTTCTTAAAAAAGCATAATGAATAATTTGTGTAAAATACGCAAAAGGGTTCTTTGACTTAGCAGGATCAAAGTTATGAATATACTGAACACAGTTCTCTATACCATCAGAGATCATATCATCCCTAAACATATAGTTTACAAAGTTTGGTTTATAAGAAAGGTGTGTAGCAATCTTTAAAAAACACTCTCCAAGATAATTACTGATACGTGGTTTAGGTAAATCCTTTGCCTTTGCTACAGCAACGTCAGCACGATAATCTATTAACGCTGCTAAGAGTTCTTTATTATTTACATAATGTTCTGATTTTTTCTTAGCCATAACATTAATATATCCTGTTTAATAATTGTTTATATTATAACATTATTTACCCGACTTGACAAGGTAGCAATTTATCTGTACAATAACTCTGTAAGGGTTGATGAGATAGGTTTATTAGCTTTCTATATTAAGTTTATAGATATCTTCAAGTTTCTTACGAGATTCCTCTACAGTTGCTACAAAACCTAATTGATCATTATCAAGTATCGATACTTTACCGTCCATAACAATTTCTACATCGTTATCATTTAAGTATCTTTCATAGAAGTTAATCATCTGTTTATCTTTAGTTTCAGTCATAGTAATAATTTTATCCATTTTAATCAAATATAAATCCTCTTCAGGTAATTCTAACCAAGGTTTTATTTTTACATATTGTCCTGTTCCATTATGCAACACTTTCATTACAACAGGACTTTGAAGCATTATAATAGGTTCTTCATCAGTTTCCTCAATAGAAATCAAAGCGAAGATTTCTTCCCCAGTTATTAATTTTACAACTCCGTGAAATTCTTCTTTCATTATTTTTTTATAGGTATGCTTACAATATCATAATTAAAGTTTTCTTCATTATAAACTTTAATTCTTTCAATTAGATGATTTAATGTATAATTTTTTTTAGTTTTACTGCTGATATCATCGGCAATATCATATAAAGTTGCCTTTACCTTTCCATTACCTTTTCTGAGTACTCTACCAATTGACTGAAGGTTTCTAATACGGGACTTGCTAGGCGACGCAAAGATGATGTTGTGCAACCGCTTAATATTAATCCCAGTGCTAAAAGTACCATAGCTAGCGATAATGATCGCATTGGATTCCTCCTCAGTAATTTCTCTAACTAATTCTCTTTCGCTAGTGTCTACACCACCATGAATAAAGAATACTTTACGTTCACCTTTCTTATTATTATTTATTAAATCATAAAGCACCTGTCCATGTGCTTCTACTCTAGAAAATAAAACAAGAGTATTTCCTTTTAAATCTAATGAGAGATTTTTTATAAAGTTATTTCTTTGTTCATGAGATATAAGATATTCTATTTCATCCTGATATGTTTCAAATTTTTTCTCTGGATGTTTAAGAACAATGCATTGAATATCTAATTGGGAAAGATGCCCTTGTCTCATTAGTTCATCTGTTTTCGTTACTTTATATGATGGTCCAAACAATCCTTCTAAGACCCACTTATGCGTCTGTGTACCGTCTAACGTTCCCGTAAAACCAAATCTATACTTAGCATGATGTAACTTAGTCATTATAGATATAAGTGACTTACTCTTAAAGAGGTGAGCTTCATCTCCTATAACTACATTATAGTCCTCAAAGAATGATCTTTCTAGTTTATAAACTGATTGCCAAGTAGTAATTGTAACTGGAAATTCATTTGTTTTTTCTTTACCTGCATATATCTTGTGACAGTATGACTCAGCATCCCAACCATAATCTAAAAAGTCCTTATACATCTGTTCTACGAGAGATGTCGTTGGAACAACTAAAAGGATTTTTTGCCCTTTCTCAACATAATATCTTACAAGAGAGTAAATCATCAACGATTTGCCTGAAGCAGTGGGTGATATCAATAGCTTTCTATTATGTTTTAAGGCATCGTATACTCCCTCTACTTGGTATTTCCTTGGTTGATGACTGCAAATAGATCTCATATAATCTTTCACACCATCATATGATATTCCCTCATTGACTTCAAAGGGAGCACCATAGTAATCATTATCTTCAAACTTGTAAGTATAATCGTGTCTATCGCAAAACGCAATAATCTTATCTAACAATCCTACATATATCTTCTTTGACCTCAGATCAAATAGGTGGATCTCTCCATTCCAATTCCTATTCCGATATTGAGGCATGAACTTTGCACCCTCTACCTCAAAGGTAAAGTAGTCTCTCAACTCATACTCAATATGAGGTTCTGAATTAATTTTTAAAAATACTTCGTTGGCCTTTGATATTACAACATTGGCCGTTGTGTCGATCACTTAACCCATGCATCTATGGGTATTTATTAAGTATTGTCAACCCAGTCCTGAATTAAATCTCATAAACTCAATTGCATTCTTAATCTGAAATGTTCTGTTCTGTATAACCTTAAGGATACTTTCTAAGTATACTAACATTGTATCATAGTAATCTATCTTAAGTGATGAATTAGAAAGCTTCTCATCTGCATCAAGATACTTAGTCATAGTATCCTTATCCCTTATCTTCTTTGGAAAAGGATTCTCTACATATACATCAGGATCTGCTTTCCCACTAAAATACTCATACCGTTCATGACGGATGTTTTTTCTTTGTTGCTCTGCCTTCTTTCTCAATAAGAAGATAGTATTATATATTTCAAAATATTTTGCATGAAGAGATGGTATATTCAATGATTCAGTATGTAGATTATCTGGATCTATTTTGGAATCTTTTTCCCACATCTCTTGAAGCTTTTCAAGAGTGATACTCATATTATGTTAGGTTTTTATTTTCTAAATCTGTGATTCTGTATATAGTATACTTGAAAGATACGTCTGCTGTAAAGTACTCAATGTCAGTATCCGTAGCATCAAAAGTAACTGTTGATAAACTATATGGAAAACAATCACTGAATACCACTTGGAATTGTGGAACTAAATTATTACTTAAAATCTGTAAAGTAGCGTCAGAATATATGTCATCTCCTGACTGACCAAACTTTGTTTCCGCACCTAATATTGATTGCTTTTCTAAATCCTCAAATTCAGATATTTTTTCTGGGTAACCTAATCCACGAATCCAATTTTGAATCTCCATATAATTCATTAAATCTTCATCAACAAGAAATCTTAGATTAAGATCTCCGAACTGGATCTTATCACCAGGAACATCAATATTTTTTAAGTAAGTTGGTTGCTCTGCTATTCCAAGATCTAATGATGGAATATTTGCTTGGTTACAAAAGAAAGCAACACCAGGACTTCTCTTCAGAGCAAATTTAAACCCTGTAGGTGATAGAAAATTTCTATTCTCTATTGGTACTCCTGGTCTTTCTGCAGGAGGCTTTCTACTTGCAATTGCCATTATATTATTCTGATACTACAGTTGCACCAACGAATCCACCATTTCTACCATCAGTATTGACGATTCTGGCATCAGCAGTTGCTTTACTAGAATACACTTTTCTATTTGCATAGGTTTGATCCCATTGTAATCCACCAGCATAGTATACATCACCTAGTCCAGCGTTATGGGGAATACCAAGTTTTTTAATATGCCAAGCCATATTTCTAAGATAGTTTTTAAGTATTTAGCCAAAAAAAAGAGGGTGGTTAACCCTCTCATCTTTTACTTAATTAAAATCTCGGTTCTTAACCCTTATT